CAGCTAGTCTGCTTGGATTACAAGATAGAAGAAAAGATTGATGGTGTTGAATACTTTGAAGAAGCAACACAATCGCAAGATTATGACGATACAGCAGCTTTAATTGCTGAATTGGACTTAGTAATCGGCATAAATACTACAGCACTGCATTGCTCTGCTGCTTTAGGCGTACAAACTATCTGTTTAGTGCCTAAATGGCATCAATGGCGTTATGCACATCCATCTATGCCTTGGTATCGCTTTATGCGACTTGTATATCAAGACGATAAGACATGGCATGAGGTAATCTCAGGTGTTAATTTCTGACGAATACAGAGAGATGCAGAAAACTCTGCACGAAAACCCTGATTATGGCGTTTCTAGCGTGCTATATGCGCCTGTTGTTGACTTGGTGATATCTCAGTATCAAATTAAAGAGATATTGGACTATGGCGCTGGGAAATGCCGTTTACGAGATGCTCTTGAAAATAAGATAGATTACTATGCTTATGAGCCAAGCAATGCTGAATGGAATGCAACGCCTGAGCCAAGAGAGTTAGTGGCTTGCATTGATGTGTTAGAGCATATTGAGCCTGAGTGCTTAGATGATGTGCTTGATGATTTGCGCAGATGTGTTCTGCAATACGGAATATTCACTATTCACACTGCACCAGCACAAAAGATACTGCCTGATGGTCGGAACGCTCACTTAATACAAGAGCATCCTGACTGGTGGAAAGAAAAACTAAATAAAAGATTCACCATAATTAAAGAACTAAACATTGGCAACGGCTTCATCGTGCTAGTCAAAAAGGATAAATAATGGCATTTACCAATTACACATCATTTGTAGCTGTAGTAGAGAACTATCTAGCTAGAACTGACTTATCAGCGCAGATTCCAGACTTTATTAACCTAGCACAGCAACGATTAACTCGTGAGTTACGCACTCGCCCTATGCTGAAAGTAGCAACTACCACAGCCAACTCTGCTGATGGCACTGTTGAGCTACCATCAGACTTCTTAGAGATGCGTGAGATTCACTTTCAAGGCAATCCTGAGATTGTTTTGACATACCAAACTCCTGACTTGTTCTTTAGAAATCTATTGACAAACACAGGCGCTACTCCAGTGTATTACACATTGTTGAGTAGTGAGCTTCAATTTGCACCAGTACCATCTAGCAACTTAACATTGCAGATGCTGTACTACGCACAACCTACTTTCATCTCTCCAACAACATCAAGTAATCTATACTTGGCTAACTATCCTGATGCCTTATTGTATGCGACTCTTGCTGAAGCAGAGCCATACTTAATGAATGATGCACGGATTCAAACATGGGCGACAATGTACGAGAGAGCAGTTGCTAACATCATGAAGAATGATGATGGAAGTAAATATCCTAATGTTTCAATCAATGTAGTACCACGATAAGGAATAAATCATGTCAGAAATGAGTAACTACTTAGAGAATGCGTTAATCAACGGCACTCTCAGAGCAACAACATTCACAGCACCATCTACAGTATATGTAGGTTTATACACTAGCGACCCAACAGACGCTAACACAGGCACTGAGGTTTCAGGTGGCTCTTATGCTCGTCAAGCAGCTACATTTGGCGCACCTTCTAATGGCGCATCTGTAACTACAGCAGATATTACATTCCCTACAGCAACAGGAAGTTGGGGAACTATCGGATGGATTGGTATTCTTGACGCATCTACTTCAGGAAATCTTTTGTACCATTCACCACTAGACGCATCTAAGACTATTAGCTCTGGCGACATCTTTAAGATTTCTGCTGGCAACTTATCTGTTACTTTAAGCTAAGGATAAACGATGCCATTAGTCGTTAAAGATAGAGTACAAGAAACATCAACAACAACAGGCACTGGCACGCTTACGCTTGGTGGTGCTGTTACTGGGTTTCAGACATTTTCTAGTGCTATTGGTAACGGCAACACAACATACTATGCGATTGATGGTGGTTCTGAGTGGGAAGTTGGCATTGGAACAGTAGGCTCTGGCACTTTATCTCGTGACACTATATTAGAGTCATCTAATGGCGGAACTGCTGTAAATCTAAGCGCAGGCTCAAAGAATGTATTTGTCACATATCCTGCCGAGAAATCTGTAGATACAGAAACCGCACAAACATTAACAAACAAGACGATTAGTGGCTCAAGCAATACGCTATCTAATATTGGGAACTCAAGTCTAACTAACTCTAGCATCACAATTAACGGAACTCCTGTTAGCTTAGGTGGCAGTGTTACAGTTAGCGGTTCTTTGAATATTGGATTAGTTAGAGCAATATCTACTAATTGCGTTTTACCATAGGAGTTTTAAATGCCAGCGAATACCGCACCAATTTTTTCGATTACAGGTGATGTCAGCTCTGTAGCCACCAACAACAGTGGTCTTATTGTAGGCCCAAGTGCCAATACTGCTTTAGATGGTACAGGCGCAAACATATACAAAGCCTTTACAGCAGGGGCTAATGGTTCTTATGTGCAGAAGGTTCGTTTCCGCCCTGTAGGTTCTCCTGCAGCTACTGTAGCTCGTGTATTTATATCATCTAGCACAACTACTAACGCTACGAACACATGGCTATACGATGAAATTACATTGCCATCAGTTACACAGTCACAGACTGCTGCATCATCGGTATTTGAAATCCCACTAAACTTTGCATTGCCTGCTAACTATTTGCTATATGTAACTTTTGGTACATCAACAGGCTCAAGTGGTACAGGTTACTCCGTAGTGACTATCGCTGGAGATTACTAAGATGATTACATGGTGGCTAGTAGAATTTACTTTGCCTGAAGGCAAGACAGGCTATCAGAAGATGCAAGATGGGGAATGCTTGGGCGTTTATTTTGCTGACGGCTCTATAGCTGAAGGTAATCTTGAATATACCACAGTAGATACAAACGCACCTGCACCTGATTGGGCATAACTAATGCTTGATTTGTTTAACATACCATCAAAGACAAAGGCTGATGTGCAGTTCTTTTATCAAGATGCTGTATGGACTAAGCCTAGGGGCGCATCCTTTATTTACATGATGCTGATAGGGGGTGGCGGTAATGGTAATGGCACAACAGGTGGAGGTAGTGGAGCAGTAACTAGATGGATGGGAGGTGCAATCAATGTGCCTGATAACTTAGTTATACATCCATCAACAGGAAACGCTGATAATACAACTGTTTCTTATAGAGGAACTACTGTATCTACTTTATTGACAGCTAATGCCGCTACCACAAACACAGGTGGAGCTTCATCTACAGCAACACCTTTTTCTACTTCTGGATTTTTTGCTTCAACAGGGGGGCAAAATGGTGCATTGGTTGGGGTTGGTTCATCAAGTACAACATTTTTATCAGCTGGCGGGGAGTCTGGTACAACTACAGCAAATTATGGTTATATTGTTCCGTCAGGTTCTCAGTCATTTTTTTTGACACAACCCATTATTGTTGGATGTGGTGTATGTGGCAATGTCATCAGAAATGGGGCTATAGGATGCGGGAGTTCTTCCGCTAGTGGAGCTAGAGGTGGTCGTGGTCTTGTTATTATTGCGAGTTGGTAAATGAGTTATCCTATAAATTATCCTACACCACAAAATGCAGATGTGCAGATATTCTCAGTCGGGGGTAGTACATCAGATTGGGTTAAACCACAAGGCTGTAGCTTTGTATTTTTTACTCTAATTGGAGCAGGTGGAGATGGAGCTGGTGGAACAACATCTGCAGGTGGAGGAGGCGGAGGTGGTGGAGTTATTACAGTTTGTCTAGTTCCAGCATTTTTAATTCCTGATGTGTTATCAGTTTTTGTAGGAAAAGGTGGAGCTGGAAGTGGTGGTGCAAATAGAACAGTGGTTGAATATAGATTAAAATCAACATCTTCTTTTTTGCTATTAGCCGCCACTAGCAGTGCGAATGCTAGTGGAAGTACAGGACAAAGCGGGGGTTCTGCATTTAGCTCTAATTACTTCTCTGCTATGGGGTTTGTAAACAGTATATCAGGACAAGGTGGAACAAATGCTGGGAGTAATTTGGCTGCCTCTACAGTGCTTTCAGGGGGTGCAGGTGGAGGGGCTTCACTTAATACTACAGGTGGCTCAGTAACTCCTTTTTTGGGCTACCCTGCTATTTCAGGTGGCGCACCAGCTCCTGCACAAAATGGGAATAATGGTATTTCTATATTTTCAAACTTATTATTAAGTTGTGGAGGCTCTGGAGGTGCAGGTGGCAGAACTATTCCATCAGAGGCTGGAGGTAACGGAGGTAATGGTGGCATTGGCTCAGGTGGAGGTGGTGGAGGTATATGTGGAAGCGGGACATCAGAAGGCGGTAAAGGCGGTGACGGCTTAGTCGTTATCGTGTCATGGTGATATATGTTAGATGTATTTAATACAATAGTTCCTTCTACAGCACAGTTCTTTGAATTTAACTGTGGCATTGCAAACGCAACAACCATGCGCACTCAAGTATGGAATAAGCCTCGTGGCGTAAGTATGCTTAGATTTCTGCTTATTGGCGGTGGCGGTGGTGGTTCAAACGGAGGGTCTTCTAGCACTACTGGCGGAGGCTCTGGAGCTATAACTTCTTGGTTAGTGCCTGCAATCTTTGTACCTGATAGACTTATTATTGCACCCGGTCAAGGCGGAGCAGGTGGAGCAGCAGGAACTTCAGGGAATAACGGAACTGCTGGAGTTGCTTCAAGCATACTTATTAGTCCTACTACTGCTCTTATTACTGCCAATGGTGGGTCTGGTGGTGCGGCAGGTGGCGGTTCTGGAGGTGCAGCATCAATCGTAACTGGAATAGCATTTATAGGACTATATACTAGCATAGCAGGTCAAGTAGGTGGTAATTCAAACACAGCAATAACCCCATCAGCAACAACTCCTTTAAGTGGTGGCGCAGGTGGCTCAACATCTACTTCTGGCGCAGGGGCAAGCGTAACTCCTAACTATGGATATCCTATAGCAAACGGTGGTGCTTCAGGTGGTGGAAACGCAGACAATGGATACTTTATGACTCAGCCTCTTTTATTAGGCTGTGGTGGCGCAGGAGGTGGGGGTAATACGTCTGGCACAGGCGGCAGAGGTGGAGATGGTGGAATAGGTTGTGGTGGTGGCGGTGGTGGTAATGCTACTACACGAGGCGCAGGTGGCAACGGAGGCAATGGTGCTGTGTTTATTTGGGCTTGGTAGAAAAGGATAAATAATGTTTGGCTTTAGTGCATTTTCACAAGTCCCATTTTCAACACTAGCCCAAGCAGCAGGAGTCATTATATATGGCTCTGCAACAATTGACGGAACAGCTAATGTAACAGCAGATGCTTTAGCAATAAGAACAGCATCAATTAGCATTGATGGTTTAGCAACAGTTTCTGCATCAGGCAATTTGATATTAACATCTAGCTCATCTATTAACGGAATAGCAGATGTAACAGCAAGCGGGACAGCAGTAAGATTTGGCATAAGCTCAATAGATGCAAACGCTACAGTCACTGCATTAGCAAGCGCAGTAAGAAGTGCAACAGCATCGATTGATGGAAGCGCAAGCGTATATGCTTTAGGTGGCTTAGAGGTTGGCGCTAATGCAAGTATAACTGGTGTAGCCACAGTAACTGCTGATGGCACTAAGATACTGATTGGCGCTGCTGAAATCAATGGCATAGCTACAGTAACTGCAACAGCAGGGAATACGATAGAGGGCTCTAGCTCAATTACAGCAGAGGCATTCTTAGCAAGCAACGCTTATGTAACTTGGTCTGCCAATAGTTCAATTACAGGCAACGCTACAATCTCAGTAAATGGTCGCATACAAGGCGAAGGATGGAATCCAGTTCCATTTGACGAAAACACATGGACTGATGTACCTCAAGATGACAACACATGGACTGATATTAGCTTTAATTCTAATACATGGCAAAATCAGACGGCAGGTGATAATACTTGGACTGATGTAACTTATAACGACAACACTTGGAATAGACAAGGATAGATAAATGGCAAAGAATAAAGTAAGTGAATGGTCAGCAACGCCTGCCAATAATTTAGATATAGGTGGCATTGATATTGCAGAAGGATGCGCTCCTGCTGGCATTAACAATGCTATTCGTGAGCTTATGTCACAAGTTAAAGATATGCAAGCTGGAACTGATGGCGATAACTTTACTGTAGGTGGCAACTTATCAGTCACAGGCACGGCAGACTTTGTAGGTGGATTAGCTACAGATTTGCCTATTGCAGATGGTGGTACAGGAGCTTCTACAGCATCAGATGCTAGAACTAATCTTGGCTTAGGAACAATGGCTACTCAGAACGCTACTGCTGTAGCTATTACAGGCGGCACAGTTGAGGCAACATTTACTGGGAATCTGACGGGCAATGTAACAGGTGATGTATCAGGGAATGCAGGTACAGTCACAAATGGAGTGTACACAACTAATTTCACAGGCTCTAATCAAAGCTTAGTTGCGAATGGATATCAAAAATTGCCTGGAGGCTTAATACTTCAGTGGGGAACTTACACTTCAACTTCGGATGACACGCAAACATTTAGCTTCCCAACATCATTTACAACATCTTGTTTGTTTGTAGTTGGAACTTTCATAGATGTGACCAGTTATCCAGTACCTGTAACCGCAAAAACAACAACTCAATTTACAGTAGATAGAAATAATTCTGTAGACAACAACCAAGACTTTATGATGTTTGCTTTAGGATACTAGGAATAATTCATGCCAACACAGACAATAGAATTTACAGAGTGGACTCCTGACCAACCTAGCATCATCACGAATCTATCTACAGCGAAGAATGTAATTGCAACATCTATTGGCTACGCACCTTTCCCATCATCAGTAATTTACTCTCAAGCAGCAACCGAAGACTTAAATAGCGTTTTTGTGGCTCGATACAGTAACACAACATCAGTATATGCTGGTGGGGCTACAAAGCTATTTAAGCTAGATGGGTCAGACTTTAGCATGGATGATGTATCAAAGTCTGGAGGATACTCAGGTATTACAAGATGGAGTTTCTGTCAGTTTGGCGATGTAGTAATTGCTGCAAATAACGATGACAAACTACAATATACATTAGGTAGCGCATTTGCTGATTTAAGTGCAGACGCTCCTATTGCTAAGTATGTAACAGTAGTGCGTGACTTTGTAGTAGCCGCAAACTTAGATTCAGGTGCTAACTTTAACAAAGTGCAATGGTCTGACATCAACGATGAAACAGACTGGGTATCAGGTGGCGCATCACAATCAGACTTTCAGATACTTCCTGATGGCGGCAACATCACAGGCATCACAGGTGGTGAATTTGGCTTGATATTCTTGGAACGAGCAATATATCGTATGTCATATATTGGCTCTCCATTCTTCTTCCAATTTGACACTATCTCTAAATCACTAGGATGTACTGTAGATGGCTCAATTACTAAGTTTGGTAACATCTCTTACTTCCTAGGTGAAGATGGATTCTACTCATGCGATGGTCAAGCAGTAACTCCTATTGGCAATCAAAAGGTAGATAGATGGTTTTACTCTAACGCATCTCCAGCTCTTTTTAGCTCAATGACATCAACAGTTGACCCATCTCGTAAGATTGTTATTTGGAACTTTGCAAACATCTTTGGCGGTCGTTCTTTAATCATATACAACTGGCAAGTAGGCAAGTGGACATATGGTGATACCACTACAGAAGTTATGGCTACACTAGCAAGCCCAGGCGTATCTCTTGAAGGTCTTACTACCGCGTATGAAATAACAGCAGGCTCATTTGTTATTGGCAAGGAATACGATATAGCAAGCATAGGAACAACAGACTTTACTGTGATTGGAGCTTCTGACAATACTGTGGGCGAAAGATTTGCTGCTACAGGAGCAGGCTCAGGCACTGGGAAAGCTATTGATTTAGCTGCCGCTTCTGCTGCAAACTATACGCTAGACACTATGACAACATCACTAGACTCACCATTATTCTCTGGTGGGCAGTATTTCTTAGGT